CCCTCTAAGAATCCTAATTTGTCCCATTTGTTGATTGTGTCTTCTTTGATAACTTTCAAGTGCTTAAGACCGATGTTACCAACAAGACCTGATTCTAATAATGCTCCCATTTTAGTATTTTTTAAGTTTTGTTTTTATTTTATTATTTTTGTCATCAAATCCTTCATTCTTAAGAATTGTGGATTTTCATACGTTTTAGACTCGATAAGGTTTGTTGCAGAACCTTTAGATGGTGATTTTTGTACTTTAGCCTCAACTGATTCTTTAACTACAACTTCTTTACCATCAAACTCTTCTTTCAAAGTCTTATACAAAGTCTTAGATTCCTTCAATGTTTCAACTGAGTCGAAACGTCTTAGGATGTTTATTTTTTCTTGCTTGGTTGTTGAATGTTCTGTGAACAAACGAGTAGCATAAGCCAAGTTTGAATTAAATACAGCAACTTCATTTAACTTTTCTCTAAAGATGTTCAATGCTTTTCTGTACTCTTCGTTTTTAGCTCCTAAAGAAGTAACTTCAGCTTTTAATTCACTTTCATTAGTCTTAACTTTCATTTTAGGTAATGACTTTTTAGTTTTGTCATTTCTTGAACCGTTTCCTAAAGTGTGTGCAGCTTCAGTAGTTTCAGAATCCATAGTTCCAACGTTAGAATATTTACGTTTACCCGCTCTTTCTTCATCAGCGAATGCAACATCTCTTCTTCCTTTTAATGACATCTCAGATTTTTCAGCTCCAAGGTGTTCGTCTTCTCTATCGTTGTATCCTTGTCCTTCTTCTACTTCTTCGTTCCATCCTTCATCAACCATATCGGTATCTTCTTCATCATCCCCTTCATCATCCATCTCAATTTCGAAAACAATTTCTTCTTTCATGTCATCATCCATTTCCATGTTATCCATTTCCATAGCGTCCATTTCAGTTGCTTCGTCTTCTGATTCAGTTTGAATAATGTACTCAACATCTTCTTCTTCATCACTTAGGTGGATTTCATCACCGTCTTGTTTAACGATAATTCCATCTTCATCACCCATAGCCTTGAAAACCTTTAAGATTTCCTCGTCTGATGCTCCTGTCAAGTCAAGAGGAAGTAAAACTTCTTCTTCATCATCAACTTCCAACTCGTCACCAGGTAAGTCTAACATCAACATGTCTTCCATGTCAATTTCATCACCCATGTCTTCGTCTTCCATTTCAGAATCTTCATCCGCATCCATGTCACCCATTTCAGGTTCCATTTCAACTTCTTCTTCGTCTTCCATGTCAACGTCAACTTCTTCTTGTTCAGTTACGTCATCCATTTCGACTTCCGTGTCAACCATTTCATCTTCTTCAGATAATGATTCTTTTACTAATTCACTGATTTCTTCCTTCATAGTAGAAGCAAGTATTCCTTTTGCATTTTCAGTTACGGCTTCTTCCAAATTTTTCATTTGTAATAGTGCCTCTTCAACTAATGATTTTTTAGTATTTTCTGCCATTTTATTTTTACGCAAGCGTTTATTTTACTATATAAATATTCAGATATTAGAAAAAAGTTAATTTTAGTAGTAATAGCAAAAAAAAATCGGGTATAACCCGATTTTAAAAATTATCTGATAAGTAACCGATATTATTCGTAAACCTCATCGATTTTACTTTCAGCACATGCTGTGATTCTCCAATCATGTGGAAAACCTTCGAATTTTTTAGTCACTTTAGATTCAACCTCAGTAACGTTATAACCCCTCACAAGTTTTTCTTCTCTAATTTTTTTGATTTTACCACTATTCTCATCGGGTAAATCGTACTGAATTTTTGCTACAAAATATTTCTCGTCCATAATAAAAAGTTTTAATATCCTAAATAATCGGATAACTTCTTCATTAAGTCAAGCGATTTGTTCAAACCTTGTCCTCCATCGATTCTTGGTTCTTGAGCTCTTAACTTAGTTTCTTCCTCAAGATTCTCTTCGTACTTGTTTTTATCTTCTTTATTTAAGAACAAGTAAGCACCTGGTGTAGATGGAGATGATACTAAGTCAAAACAAATTAATTCAAAATCTTCTTGTACTTCATTACGTTCACCTTTTTTAACTAATGAACCAACACCACGAGATGATACACCCATAGTAACACCTTGTCTCATAAGGTTTGCCGCCATATCACCAGGACATGAAACAACACCTCTTTCGTGGAAACCTGGTGAAGTAAGTAATTTAATTTTACCCATCAACACATTTCCTTCCCACCACATGTCAGTGATAAGGTGAGACACACGGTCTAAATCAATAAGTGATGATTCAGGGTGATTTAATTCTGAAATAGATAAACCTTTATCAATAGCCTTTTTATAATTCTCAGCTTCTCTACGTAATATTTTTTCAGGATAGATACGACCGTTTCTGTTTGGTGTATCAAACTTTTGAAGTACGGCATAAAAAACGAATGGTTTTGAGTGGTCTAATTGACCATATGATTCTTTAATAACTTCTGCGTTTCTTGAATCGTTTGGTGATATATAACCAGCATCCCATTCTACTAATATTCCTTTTCCTGAATCGTTTGGACCTAATATCTTCATGGTATTTTATTTTATAAATATGTAGTATTACTTAATATAGATGTAAAACCACATCATACTCAGTTAAATTATTAGGTAATACTTTCTTTACCATATTATCTATATTCTCAACAATGAATATTTTTATCAACATACCTAATGGTAAATCATCAGAAGTATATCCGTCAATTATTGAATATATTTTGGCAAATTCACTAACATCAACATTATCATGTAATATCTTATTGACTTTAGCTTCTATAGATATATCATCATTATCCCCAACTAATTCTATATCTTTTAAATAAACTTTAGTATTACCATGTTCATATACCATTTTACTTGGCATATAATTGTTTAAAACCCCTAACTGGTCTTTTTCTTCAGTTAGGGATTTTTGTATATTTTTTAATTGTTTCTCAGAGATGACTATTTTCACAACAAAGTTTTATAATAAATATTACACTTTCTTTGTTTTGGTTTTTGATAACCAAAAATAAGGAGAACTGTATAATTCATCATTATAAACTGATGTGACAATCTTTTTAATTTTTTCTTTTAATATTGGTGATTTAAAATCTTCATTTTGATTTTTCATAAAGAGTGTGATTTCAAGATTCATAAATGAACGTTTATCCAGTTGAATTCCACTTGTTCTTAAATCTAAATCTACTATTGAATTTCTATCGAATGTGATTAAGTCCACACATTCTAATAAGTTATGTTGTATTTGTCTTTTTAAATTTCCCGCAACTCGGTCCCAATTTAGTGCATCTTTTTTGGGTTCAACCCATGATTGTATTACTATGTAAATTGATTTTAATTCTTTTGAATCTACTGTACCATAAAAACACTTAGCATTTTCGAAAACATTTAATTTCGAAGTCTTTCCTTTCTTCATTCATTTTTAAATTTCTTTAGTTTATTTGTATTAATAATAAAATATTTTTCCTTACAAGTCAAAACTTGATATAAACGTTTATATTTATTATCATAACTAACATATATGATTATAATAGAAGTAGGAAAAAGAGAAAATATTGATAGAGCCTTAAAAAGGTACAAGTACAAAGTCATTAAGTCAAAACAAATGGACGAGGTACGTAAAAGACAAGAGTTTACAAAAAAATCTCAAAAGAGAAGAAAGAAATTAGAAAAAGCCAAATATATTCAGAAACTAAGAGACCAAGAATATGATTCATAAAAAAGTCCCCTATTGGGGACTTTTTAATTTTTAAATAATTTTTACCTTAGTTTTTAAATTTTGACAAAATCCAACCCTTTAAGATATCCCAATTACGTGTAGCAAAAACACCAAATGAGAAACCAGCCCAAATTTTGTAACCCATAGCCCAAAGAACAAGACCTACTAATAGTCCCAATACTCCTTCAACACCATTTGATTTAATCCAGTCCTTGCAGATTGCAAACACCTTTTTAATGAATTCTAAAACTTTTTTCATAATCCCTGATTTAATTGTGTTAGTTTATAAAGTGATACTAAATCACTTTTAGATTCTGAAATCTTTTGAATAGTTAAATTAATTTTTTCTGTGATTTCAGAATCAGTTGATTCATTTAGGTTATTTTTTAATTTACCTAAAACAGATTCTTTTAATTCTTCGTGTTTTACTTTAACCTCATTTTTTGTTAGAGATAAAAGTTCTTTTAATTCTTTTTTATCTTCTTCACTAATATTTTCAAATTCTTTATTAAATGAATTTGAAGCTATTTTTAACATCGATGATAATGGAATATTAATAGATTCACTCATTACAACATTCTCTTTTACTGTTGTAATTAAATTTTTAATATTTCTTTTTGATTCTAAAACATTCTCTAAGTTTTTAATAGATTTGTTGTTATAAACAACATTATCAATGTCTGAGTAATTACTATTAATTTCTTCAGATAATACACCATCAATCCACTGTGATAATGATGTAATTTGTTTTGTGTTTTTATCTATTAATTTTTGTAATTCTTCAATAGACTCATTTACGTAATCTGAGGCAATTTCTTTGTCTAAACCCTTTTTAGATGATAAGTCATCATAGATGTAAAAAATTTTAGATATTTCTTTGTTTTCTAAAATATTCTTTTTGAAATTTATCATATGATTTTTAAACTCTTGTTTACCATAGAGTTTAACCATAGACTCTTCAATTTTAGTTTTAATTTTTCCGAAAGGTTTCATACTATTTTATTTTATAAATATTACTATTTCAGTAACTCGCCCAATTTATCATCTATTTCACTTAACGACCTTTTACCTTTTGATAAATCTAAAGTATCTAAACCGTTAATCATATCGTCTTCTAAAATAAGATTTAAATCGTTCATCTTTTTAGATTCAGGTGCCAATTCAGGTGCCGGTGCTGCTTCTGCTCCACCACCTAAATCAGGTGCAGCTTCTGCTCCACCACCTAAGTCACCACCACCCAAGTCACCACCACCCAAGTCACCAAATCCTGTGTCAGCTGGTTCTGTTACTTCACCCTCAGGTGTTGCACTACCACCTTCACCAGGTTTGTTACCGTATAACTTATCGATGTTAGCGAATATACCTGTCTTAGTAATAACTTCACCAGTCTTTTCA